AATATGCCTCTTTATGATGCTCGACAAGTTGTATCTGTCCCCGCTGAAGAAGTAGGTGGTGGAAGTGGGCTTAGGTATTATGGAGGTATGGAAACTGGTAATAAAATTGAAAATGCAATACAGGAAGCTTATAAACTTGCTTTATCTACAGCCGCAACGTCTCCTCAAGATTCTATACCGGCAGATATGGTTAAAAAGTTTTTAAAACCAAGAAAAAAAGGCTTAATGGGCTTGTTAGGTTTTCAAGATGGTGACATGATAGGCCCACCAGTACCCCCACAGATGATGGGCGAGCAAGGGAATCGTGAGTTAAGCGATAGTATTGATATGAGGCAGGCAAACCCAGAGGTGTATCAGGGTGGTACGGGTCTTGGTGTGGTTCGCGAGCAGGCTGGAGCACTGCAAAATAGCATTAAACAAAATACAGTTGATAATGCTAGAAAGTCATTACAGTTAATGCGACTAAGGCAAATGTTACAAGACCCTGAAATGCGACAATATATCAATCCAATGAGCCTTGATTCTGTTATCAATAAGCCAAGGGATTTGGGTAATGTGTTAAGTCCAATGCCTTATATACCGAGATAATATGGATCAAGACCCGAGAGCATTACGTAACGAAGAACTCTATAGGCAATGGAGAGATGCGAGGTCTGACTGGGACATAGAGGCCCGTAAGGATATAGACTTTTATCTTGGGAATCATTTTACGACCAGTGAGTCAGATGAATTATCCTCAAGGAATCAGGCAGATATTCCAATGGATAGGATATCGTCTGCCATAGAAAAATTTAAAGCAGTTCTCACGTCAAGACCCCCAGCATTTACGATCACACCAAGAGAGGACTCTGATGTTCAGGTTGCTACTCTTTGGCGTAGTGTTATGAACTATGTGTGGGAGAAGTCAGATGGTGATTGGCAGATGAAACAGGCGATACAGGATTATGCCACCACCGGCATGGGATATCTGTATGCCTATGTTGACTCGGAATCAGATTTCGGTAGAGGTGATGTCAAGTTCACCTATATAGATCCTTTTAGAGTGTACGCATCTCCCAGCTCTAGGGATCGCTGGTTCAGCGATTCGGATGGTCTTATCCTTTCCACCATCCTTACTGGTGAGCAGGTCATCAACCTCTACCCTGAATTAGCAGACACTACAGACCCTGAGACGGGTGAGGTCGTGCCGGGGCTTATAAGGGAGCTATCAAGTTTTAGTTATGACGATGAGGATTATCCCTCCTCGCAAAATAAAAATTCAATGACGGTCTTTACTCCGGCTGAGGTGAAGGACAAGGATTATTTCGAGGTAAAGAAATATCAAGTCCTTGAAAGGTTCTATAAGATAAAAGTTCCATTTTATAGGGTCATTGACATGCAGACTCAGGAAGAGGACATCTTATCCCAAGAAGAATATTCGCAGTTCTTTCAGGAAAACTCAGAGGCATTTGACATAGGAGCCTTCACGGCTATTGAGGTCTTACAGACCCGTGTCAAGATATGTGCGTCGTTGGGTGGGGTCGTTCTTTATGAACAGATCCTGAATACTGATGAATATCCTATTATACCCCTTCCCAATATCTGGACAGGAACACCTTATCCCAAATCGGATGTTTCCAGAGCCAGACCCATGCAAAGGTTGCTTAACAAACTATGGTCTCTTGCTTTGTCTCATGCACAGGCTTCAGCCGGATTGAAATTATTGGTTCCCTTGGGAAGCGTCGATGACATTGACCAGCTTGAAAAAGATTGGGCCAATCCAAATGCTGTCATTGAAGTTGATTCCTCTCAGGGAGAGCCCCATTATCCAGCACCTCAACCTCTGGCTGGGGAGTTCTATAAATTGATACAACAGTCAGAGTTTTACATAGATTTTATATTTGGTTTACCTGAGATGATGCATGGATTTGCAGATAAGGCTCCTGAGACATCAAAGGCGACAGAGAGAATGATAGCCTTGGGGAGTGAAAGGCCCAAATCCAAACTTAGAGATATAGAGTTCAGTATAAATAAGCTAGGGAAGGTTCTCTACAATCTGTCTAAAGGGCATTATACTTACAAAAAAGTTTTTAGATTGGCACAGCCAAACAATAACATAACAGAGGTCATGGCAAATTTTTATACAGATGTGTCTGGTGCGGTTCTGGATCTGAAGAAAGAAAAGCACATATTGGAGAAACATGACATAAGAGTTGAACCGGGCTCTACAATGCCTTCTAATAAATATGCAGAACTTGCTGTGTATTTAGAGGCGTTCCAGATGGGTATTGTAGACCGATATGAAGTATTAAAGAAAAATCCTGAGTTGTTTGATAAGGAGGGCATTATGCGTAGGACAGAAGAGAAGCAGGCAATGCAACAACAGATTCAGGCAATGGAAGAACAAATAAAGAATTTGCAAGGTGACTTGCAGACAGCCCAAAGAGAATCTGTCAGTGATAGAAAACGGGTCGAGGTTGAGAAGTTTAAAACTCGTCTCTCCGAGATCAGTTCAGAATCAAAGGCAGATAAAAGGGTGCAACGTGGAAAACTAGAAAACGAGGTGAAGCTAGAGGTGGAGAAATTGTCCAGTAACCTAAAAGAGGTTCAAAACAAGGTCAGTTCAACTCCCGAAGCCTAGACATCTAAGGAGAAACTATGTCAACACTAGAACAACAGGAAGTAAACGTCTTAGACGACCAGCCAATGGCTAATGAGGGTTTTGTTCCCGGTAGCGAGAGCATCGTGGAAGATATCGTAAATGAGCAGTCTGCCCAAGATGGGTCGGGTGTTACTCAAGAAATGGTAGATGAGTCGGCTACTTTAATAGATCATGAAGCAGAGGCACGAAAGTTCCAATCCATGTATGATCGGTCACAGGCCGAGAATGCTAGATTGCAACAGGGTGGTCAGATCCTTGAACTGTTAGAGCAGAGACCCGACCTTGTACAGGTACTTGAGAACGGTATAGCTAACCCACAAACTCAACAGTCAAATGGGCAAACGGTTGAAAAAGATGATTTCAATCCTTGGGATGCTTTTACAGATGAGAACTCCGATTCAGGGAAATATGTCAATCAAAAGATAGAATCCTTGGTGAATCAGAGATTGAGATCTGCATTATCCCAACAACAGCAACAGATGCAAGCTGATATGCAAATGCAAAATACGGTAAGTGAACTAAGAGGAACATACAAGATGTCGGATAATGACATTCAGGAGTTTCTACAATTCACTACCCAACCAAAGGAGCGAGTAGGTTTAAACAATCTAGTCAAACTTTGGCAGATGCAGGGCGGTCAGTCTGTTGCGAACAATGATACAATGGAAGCGGTTAACGCCGCAAGGCAGGTTCCTCGTTCGGCGGGTGTTCTACAAGGCCAACCACATCCAAAGGCAAAGTCGCATGATGATGCCATGTGGGACAGTATTGTAGGTGCTGGGGACAAGGGACAATTTTAGTTAAATAACTCTACTTGAAGACCGGAAGGTAGTTGATAGAGAGTAATGAAGTAGGAGAGTCAAAATGGCTGTAAATACAGGCATGGTCAAGGCAACTGACATGACAAACGCCGCAACAAGCGTTTCGGGTGAAAGTACCCCTGATCAAAGACGATTATACGACTTTAGCGATAGAGTCGCTGAATTGAGTCCAGACGAATCTCCGTTCTTTGTATATTTAAGTAAGATGTCGAAATCACCTACCACGGATCCTGTTTTCAGGTTCTTGGAAAACAGGTCAAAGATAGATTGGACGACCAGATCATTTGAACTAGCGGCAGATGTGAATGGAGGGTCAGCAGTTACTGCTGGAACCCAATATTCATTTGTTGTTGATGATAGCTCAAGTGGATCTGCGGCTGATGTGAATTGGCTTGTTAAAGGTATGGTGTTTGCAGTACAGGTGCTTGATTCTACTGCTGGTGTAGCTTATGCCACAGTTAGAATTGACAGTGCTGTTACAGATGCTGGTACATCCAACACATTCACAGGGCGTATTATTTCCTTGCCAAGTTCAGACTTTAGCACAGGCTATAATATCCTTAGTGATGACGACAAATGTCAGATCATTGGTACTTCTTTTGGTGAAGGTACTGGTTCTCCTGACGCTTGGGCGAAAACATTGGATGATGATTATGGGTATACCCAGATCTTTAAAACATCAGCAGAAATGTCAAACACTGCGATTGCGACAAAATACAGAGGATATGCAGATGAATGGTCACGGATCTGGAATCTGAAATTAAGAGAACATAAGGTGGATATTGAAAGAGCGATGCTTTTTGGACAAAGAGCACGTCAAGATAGTATTCAGTACACTGAGGGTATTGTTGGGCACTGTGTGCTTAATGGGGCTCCAAGTGCCGCTGATGCCGCACTTTCATACACGCCGGGTTCTGCATACCAACGAACCGTAGCAGAAGGTGAGTTCACATACGATAGAGTCCTTGGAGACCTTGAAGTATTGTACGACCCTGCACGTGGCGGTTCTTCAGCCAAGCTTGCATTAGCTGGGCTTCCTGTAATGACCTTGTTCAACAAGTTCGGAGCAGGTGGTATCCTTAAAGAAACTTATGATGCTAATAACAGTATTCGTTACGATGTCAATAAAGAGTACATTGAAGGTTCTTACGGTCATAAATTGTTGCAAGTGCAAACAATTCATGGCGATCTGAATCTTGTTCGTGAACCTCTCTTTAGAGGGTTCTCCCATGCTTACATGATGATCGTTGACATGGCTCAAGTTGCATACCGTCCACTTATTGGTAACGGTGTGAATCGTGATACCCACGTCATAACGAATGTACAGCAGGCTGACGAAGATCTTCGTAAAGACATGATCCTCACAGAGGCAGGTCTTGAGATATCTCTTCCTGAGACACATATGCTGTATAACTTTGAAAGCGTAAGCTAAGGAGTAATGTAAAATGAGATCAGCGAGTTTAAACTCAAGTAGTGGAAGTCATCATACTGGTGAAAAAGCGTTTCAAAAGATAGACAACTCTTCGGCGTTAAGTAGAACGCTGACAGCGGCTGAATCTGGAACTCTTTTTGCTGTTGATATGTCCACAGTAGACAATAATGTCACTTTGACATTGCCAACCGTATCAGCCGCAGTAGCAGGTTGTAATTATGATTTTTGTTTCACCGTCAATTGTGACGATGATGCAGATTTTATTATCACAACTGGTGCTGATGCAACCGATATCTATGGCTATGTTGTTACTGGTGCGGCAGATAGCACAGTTGATGATTTTAATGGGCTTTCAAAAATAACCGTAGATGGTTCTGTTTCACAGGCTATTGAAGGTTTGAGAATGACAGTAATTTGCGACGGTACCAACTGGCACCTAAGCGGATATGTTCCTGTTGCGATAGGAACAGTCGTTCTTGTTGAGTCTGGAACTGCTTAATAATCCGAATAAATAAGGATAACAGTTTTGAGTACTGTGGGGGTTATCAATAAAAGGTAGCCCCCAAAACTCAAAAAGGTAAAATATGAATAAATGTATACATTGTGACAAAGATAATATCGAAAATTGGTTTATGTGCCGCTCCTGTGGGAATAGAGCGTCTGAGCCTAAGTTTACAACAAATCTATACATGGGGAGCGAAATGGGTAAAAGGACAGATATAGAGTTCACCACTACGACGATGGATGATGTCATTAAGCGTGATAAGGAAGAGAGGGCTATACGGAATGAGGCTATGATAAATAAAAAATTAAAAAATTTCAATGGTGGTCGATATGCCTAAAGTGGGTAAGAAAAAATTCAAGTACACAAAAGCGGGCAAGAAAGCCGCAAAAAAATATGCCAAGAAAACTGGTAAGAGGGTAAAATACGGTAAGAAATAATGGCTACTTTAAAAGTAAAGATACAAGAAGAGATCGTACTGGACAATCAGGACTATGGTTCCAAGAGAACATTGGAAATATCAAGTATTGATGAGATCTATAAAAGAATTGTCACCTGTCCAGCAAATGCCGAAACAACTGTTGTTCATTTTAAACAAGTTGCGGGTGCCGCAGGTGGTGCAACTAAATTTGATGGGGCTTTGGATATACAAGATGTAAGGTACGTTAGAGTTACCAATTTAGACAGTTCTAACAATTTAACATTAAGTCTTCAAGCTGAAGTTGGTGAAGATGATTCCGGTGCAGATGTTTCAGCCAGTGTTTTATTAGAAGCTGGAAAAAGCTTTATGATGGGATCTGGGCATGATGGCATTGGAGTATCGGATGCAAATGCTAATCTAGTGACAGATCTAGTTGATCTGGATAGCCTCGTAGTTCAACCGGGAGGTAATGCTATTAGTGTTGAGGTCTTTGTAGCGAGTGTATAATGGCTAGTTTTCAAACACAGGTTATGGGATTGACAGATTTGACCATATCGAGTTC